CAACATCATTTGCACCAGCATATAACTGCCAAGCAGCTTTTTCTTTAAGCTTTTCAACTGCCATTAAAGGATAGCAACCATGTTCTCCTAATAACTTCTTTGTTGCTCTAACAAAAGGTTCTTGCTCTGCTATATTAAGATCAATATCAGGCATCATGCCTGCATCTACACGTTCTTTAGTAAGAAAACGCTCTGCATAAATAGGAATATCTGCGTTAAATCTATCAACAGTAGTAAGCCCTAGTGCTTTGTTGGTAATAAACGAAGCTGCAGAACCTCTTGATGTTGTTGTAAGAATACCACCTTCATTATTAACTGCATCATCAATAATTTTTTTACTTGTCAAGAAGTAATCAACAACTCCTGAATCCATAACTTGCTTTGCTTCATATCTTATACCATCAGCTTTTTCCTTTGATTTATGCTTCTCTTTTGCATATGCTTTGTTTAATTCTTTCTTATAAATATCACATTTTTCTTTATAAGATTTATTCTTGTGAACACTTGGAATCTTAAAACTTCTATCTAAAACAATCTCTTCGATTTTATCACTTACAAATACATTGGTATTCATAATTGCAGTAAGTATTTCTTCGTCAGATAAAATCCCCTGAGTTCTAAATCTTTCAATAAGAGTCTTGGTATCAGGATAGTCCATAAACCACCCTTCTTCTTCCGGATAACTAACATTTTTATATGTAAGTATCTGATCTCTTTTTATTCTTCCTGTATCTTCAACATAATGAGAGTCCAGTCCGGCAATAATCTGAATACCATATTTCTTTGACATTTCAAGTATTTTCTTGTTAAGTTTTTTCTGTGGCTCTGTATTGTTGGCTTGAACCTCTAAGAAAAAATTATCTCCAAAATGTTTCCAAATCTTCAGCCAAATATCCTCTGCATCATCATAGTTCCAACCTGCGATGCAGGCAGATGTAATTATTACATTGTCTTTAGGAATATCAAATAATAATTCAATATCTAGACGTGGTTTATAGTAGTAACCATCTTCATTGGCTCTTGATAATGCAAAGTTAATATCTCTTCTGCCTTCTGCATTTGTTGCACATAAATATATGTGACAATTAGTTCTATCATTTTCGTGTCTATCTTTAACCCAATAGGCTTCAGTTGAGTGTCTATAACGGAGCTTTTCTTTTTCTGCTAATGTATAAACTTCAAACTGATTACCCTGCGTTCCATGTTCTGCAGAAAACAAACACTTGCTGCCAAACTCTTTAATTCTTTTCACATATTCCTTTAATGATTCCCCACAGTCAGGAGTAGATGTATTACTGAAATCTTTATGACAATGATAATTCTCAAGATATAAATTTTCAGCATAATCTTCTACTGAATATGGGAAATTAAATTTTAAATTTGGAATAATCTTTTCAATAAGTTTTTTCATCCTGTCTCCTACGCTACATTAATTTCGTCACAAATAACTTTTAGTGTAAATTTCCTACCAAAAAATCCTGAGTCAAGACTACCTACAACCTTAACTTCTTCATTCATAATTGAATAATCTTCAAAATCATCAAAAGAACCATTAAAATTCCACTTAATAACCTGTAAATAATCATTAGGCTTTAATACTAAGTGTTTATAATCTGACATCTGACCAACTTCATATTCTGTCATGCCTTCCACTAAACACTTCACTGGCTTGAATCCGGAGCCGGAAATCCTATCAATCATTTTAATTTTGTCTACTAAACTTCTTGTAATATCATTTATATTTATCTTAATATCAACATCGACTTCTACATTAAAATCAACTTGTGCTAACTCTTTTTCAATATAATCACAAAACTGTTCAAAGTCACATTTCTTAATAGTAATACCACTTGTCAATTCATGACCTTTTGCTTCTGCTAATCCACTATCTTCGCACATTTGTCTGAAGTCTTCCACCCCAACAGCTCTCATTGAACCGGAATATATGTCTCCACAATCCTTTAAAATAAGCAATGGTCTTTGGTATTTTTCAAGAATCTTATTACCAATTAGTCCGGCAATGCCATATTCTGTTTCAATAAATACAGCAATCATCTTTTTATTTAACTGTTTTTCGCATTGTTCTGTAATATCAGACATAAGTTCTGCAACCAAATTATTTTGTTCTTCTTTACAGTTTTTAAGAACTTTCATATATGAAAGAACTTCTTTATTATCATCTGATAAGAATGCATTCATAGCATATTCATTTTTATTCAAACGGTTTGCCGCATTTACCAAAGGTGCAGCACTGAATGCAATTGCAGTACTATTAAATTCGTAACTACCAATAATCTTCTTTAATGCAAGATTATTAATCTTTTCTAAGCCTTTTGATACGATATATCTATTTTCCATATTAGTCATATCCATCATATCAGCGACAAGTCCACAAGCCGCAAGATCAGTCAGTTCATCTGCGTAATCAGTAAGTTCTTGTTTATCACAGTACTTACAGAATTTCCACACAACACCAGCTCCTGATAATGCTGGATTGTCGTAATCAATCTGAGAAGTAACTAATGTAACATAATCATCATATGATACATCTGGATTAACTGCGTGGTGGTCAAGAACAATTATATCCATACCTTGCTCCTTTAATTTTGCATAGTTATCTGCGTTAGCATCTAAACTATCCACCACTATAAGAAGTTGGGTATTTTTAAATCTATCTAAATCTTGTCCTAATAAACCATGTGCTTTACCTTCGTTAATAAATGTCTGACATTCTACGCCAAGATTTCTAAGGTATCTTGTCATAATTGTACCTGCCGTAATTCCATCTACATCCACATCGAACAAAGTTGATATTTTATTACCATTCTCAATATGCTTCATTAAAATGCTATACGCTTTGTCTATATTTATTAAACTATTAAGTGGCAACAAATCTTCTTCTGTAGGATTAAGAAAGTGCTCTATATCCTCAATCCCTCTTTGTTGCATAATTGTGTCAAATATATCAATTTCGTGCATTCCACGACAATCTGCTTTAATGTTATATTTCGTCTTCATCGCTATCCTCTATCATTTTAATTTCGTTGTCTAATATATATATTAATTGTTTTTTTTCCATGTCTGATGGGGAAACTTTATCCGGATAATTACCCTTTGTCCAATCCCAATAGCCAAGTTCAACTTCTGAGAATCTTGAATAATTCTTTACCATCTCAATATTTCTCATAATGTATTCCATTTTATAACCGGTATCATGCATAAAGATTATCCTTTTCGGATTTAATTCTAAGAGCATTTGAACCTGCTTCGGACTAATACTACCACTACCAAGAGCAACACAATTACGAATACCATATGAATAACATTGCATAATTGACTTCTCGCTCTCAAAAATATATATGGTGTTTCCAACTAAATCATTATAATTTTGAGCATATCCATATAAAGTCTGACTCATTAAACAAGGCATTAAATAATAATATTTAAGTTCCCCATCTTCTACTTCCCAATTACATCTTGCTTTAGCTCCCATTAACTGTCCAATCTGGTCATAAATAGGAATTACGATACTTTGAGATTCCACATCGTATCGAATGTTAAAATATTTCTGACTTGCCAATGATATATGGTCTTTCATAAATCTTTTATTGCCGCAGCGTTTGTAACATTTCAATATAGATTCATCATAGGTTCTAATTTTACAATTATTTTTCTTTCTTATATTCTCGTAAAAACCACCAAAGACACATCTTTTACTGTCAAAGAAATCATAGTAATCAGTAATACCAAGGACTGATTTTACCGTATTAAGCACATCAGAAAAGGTAACTTTTCTTTGCTCCATAATATAAGAGAATAAGTCTTTGTTAATATTTCTAGAATAATCGGTAACGTAGAGATATTTATTATTATCTAATCTAATTACAATAGCCTTTTTACTACTCTGTTCATCTCTACCGAATGACATATATGTATTCCTAATAACTATGTTGCAATAATTGTAATGCTCAAGTACATCTTTGAGCTTATCTGGTTTTGATAATAATTCTTTTTTAATGTCTTCGAGCATCACATTTTACACCAACTTTCCTTTATGTAATCATTCCATGTTTAGGCTTACATTGTGCAACTTCTCTGAAGATACAATGATCCCCATCAAACTTCAATAAATAAGCGCATCCGGTATCACTTGAATTAGCACCACCACGGCACTTTTCACAAAACAGAACTTTATAAACACCTGAAGGATCTAATTCATATTTTTCTTCTGTCCACTTACCTGAAGAATTTTTTGCTAATCTGAATGGCCTACAGTAAAATTTATTCTTCTTATCTTTTTCTTCTTCATAAAGATTACGCATAAGAAACAGGTTTTCTAACACTTCTTTAATTTGTTTTGAGTTTGATAATACAGAGCTATCAAGAAATAATTTTCCTTTCATGTATTCTGCTAACTGCACTGAGGCCAACATAATAATATTGTATTTTTTAGCAAGTTTAAACAATTCTCTGCTATCTCTTACAAGAGACAAATCTTGTCTTGTACCCTTAAAATCATCTTCTTGCATTTTAAATGTGTCATATAGTACTGTATCATAGCCATATCTTAGCACATTTTCACGAATCTTCTTTTTAACAATAGACATATCTGCATCGGCAACAGAGATAATCTTTACTCTATTACTATAATTTTCTTTCCAAAAGTTTTGAACTTCTTTTAAATACTTCCTATCTTCTGTATCAATCTGTCCAGAAGTCATTTTCTTTTTTGTGAGTTTAAAATACCTAGTATATTTTCCAAGCATCCATACAAGGAATTTAATTTTAAATCTTTTTACATCTTCTTCATTAGTTATAATCAAGACTTTTCTATCATAATGGAGTAAAGCCATAACAATTGTTATAAACCAAGTTGATTTACCAGTACTTGAAAACCCACCTAACATTGTAAAAGTACCCGGTAACAAACCACCAACTTGTCTTGATAAAAATGGAAAGCAATTCATAGAACTAAGATTAACATCTAAATCTCCTTCATCAAATGGGACTCCGTTTTCAATTCCCTCTTCACACTCATTAATAAATTCATTTGTAAATTCTGTAATTTCTTCTTCTTCAATTACTTTGCTTGAATATCCAGTACCATATTCGGACAATCTTGATTCATACCAATCAACTACTTCTTCAGCATTCATTCTTCTTAATAGTTTCAAAGGAGCGATTTTCTTATCGCCAATCATAATAGGATTGATTAAATTAAACCCATCTAAGTACATATTACATAGAATGTTTTCCCTATATAAAATATCAATATACACATCAAAATTCTGCACATTAATAATATCAATTTGGTGCTGAATTGTTTCAAAACCACCACGTTCTTCGTACTTTTGAATTACTTCCTCACTGCAATTTGAAAGAATAGTAATTTCATCTAATGTATAAAAACCTTTCTTTCTAAGATTCTTTAATAAAGAATAATAAAAATGACCATCTGCTGTAACAAAATCTTTAGGTTCAAGCTTTACTTCATCAAGTAATAGCATATCCTTGAAAAAACAGCTTACGACATTACCTTCGATCTCGATTCTTCCTTTGAGAAGTTGTGGAATATATTTATCTGTAACACCTGCTAAAAACTCAGCCATCTAACAACTCCCTTTCCAAGTCGCACATTGCACGTCTTTTCTTTTTTGGTTTATATTTTATATCTAATACCTCATATTCATTATTTGTAATATAAGGTTCATCTTCTATCGGAATGTAATCAACAATATTATTTCTAATAATTGTTGTAAAATATCTTATCTTTCCATATTCGGAACTAAAAGATTTTTTCATATTTCGTTCTAACATTTCTTTGTTATTATACAGAAACGAACTGATTTTCTCATATGAATGCTTTTCAGAAATATCTTTTAATTCCTTATGTATGGTTAAATTAGCAACTTCGTATCCAAATATTTCATTTATTAAGTTAATAATATTTGCTTTATCAGCTATTTGCTTCTGTTTCTGTTTGTATTCTTTTTCATTGCAATAATACTCATTTTTTCCGTTATTAATAATCTTATAAGCATCATTACGTTCTATTTTATTATTACATATTCTACATTTTACAAGCGTATTAAACACCCACCTTATAAATATAGGGGACGATATAATTTGTCCCCTATACAATTCACTAATTAAGAGTTTAAAATCTCATACATACGAGATAAACCATCTTCATCTGCATCGTCAAGTTTTCCACCGAACTCTGCAATAATTTCCTTAACCTTTGCCTTTGTGTCCTTATCTGCAGCCTTAAATAATGCACGAATTTCGTCTGCAGTTACACCAGTTGTTGTTTCTTCAACCGCATCAATATTATCAATATCTTCTTCTACTTCTTCAACTACAGGTTCCGGTGCAGGAGCTGTTTTCTTAGTTGTCTTAGTAGCAGATTTCTTGCCTAAAGTACTTTTAGATTTCTCCATACCTTCTTCAATAACTCTAACAAATTCCGCACTCATATCCGGCTTATCAAAAACCATAAACTCAGGAACTGCACCGAATGCAAATCTACCACCAGCATCAATTAATGTAGTTTCACGGAAATATAACTTTCTGATTGTATTAGTAGCATACTTCTTCTTCTTGTCTCCTTCACCCTTTTCTTCAATGTCTCTATCAATAACACCAGTAAGAGTTACATCAAAGATATCACCAAAAGCTGCTTCATAGTCAGCTCCCATATTAGAAGTGAGCTGCATGTAACCATCTTCATCAAGACTACCTTTTTCCTTAATTGTCTTGAACTTTGTATGAGCAATTACCCAAACACCAAATCCTGCATCCTGTAATTCTGTCATATAAGGCTTAATAATATCATTTGCAGAATACTTCTCGCCAGCCGTATAACCACCCATCGCAGCTTTAATTGATCTAACCTTCTTATTAGGATTTTCGATATTCGACTGTCTAATTGTTTCCTTGTCTGCAATTAATGCTAATTCGTCACCTGTATCAAAAGCGACAATTTCAATATTATGTTCTTTACCTTTTTCATTAATAAGCCAGTCTTTTAACTCGATTAAATCCTTATAAGTACGAACCTGAGTTGTATTTAAATTGTCAAGCATACGATAACCAGTCTCGTTGCCACAACCAACCAATAAACCTCTGGAAGCATCTCCATACTTTTCAATAATCACATCTCTAAATAAAGTTGTTTTACCAAATTTCTTAGTACTTCTTAAATAAATAGATAAATTCTTAATATCTACTTTAATTGTGTTAATCTGTGGTTTAATAAATGCCATTTTTACTCTCCTTGTTTTCTAAATAATTTTGTTTAGTTTAGAGCGTATTGCTCTGCTTGTTTCATAGAATTGTCATAAGAAAACTCTCCAAAATATTTTTCTTCTGCTTGTTTTCTTGCTTTGACGGCTTCTTCATAATTCTGATATAAACCTAAATTAATAGTTTTATAATTTTTCGTTATTTTGGCTTTCCATTTATTACTTCTTTTATCAAAAGTTACACCAACAACTTTATTATCCGAAGGAGTTTTATTTGATGCGTTTTGACATCTCTTAACAACTCTGAGATTTATTTTTCTATTATCATGTTTTATATGACTAATATGGTCTACATCAAAACCACTATCATCTACATCCATAACAATTCTATGAAAACATAAAATTTTTTCTTTAAAAGTCGTTACTACATATCCGTCTTTTGTGTCTATTCTCCAACAATAATCTTTAATTTTGTCATAGTCTTCTAAATCGAAATAAAACTCTTCGCCTTTTAATGTGTAACCTATTCCATATTCACCAGACAAGTTATATGTGTTGTACTTTTTATTTCTAATACTAGCTAATTGAGAATTTAAATACCCACAAGATTTAGTATGTCCCGACTTTAGGTTGTATCCCAATATTAAAATCAATTCTGGATTGCTACAATCACATTTGCACCACCAGCGAACTTTATGTTGTCCGCTTGGTGATACTTTATCTTCTCCACGTTTTATAACAGTTAATTTCCCAAATTTTTGTCCTATTAAATCAGTGAAGTTATATTGTTTATTCTTATTACTCATATATTTTAAATATCATCGTCCAAATCGTCATCAAATAAATCGTCGGTTTCTTCGTCAACAACCGATTTAATTACCATATCATCTGCCGTATAAGCTGTATCATTTCTACCCTTGGTGTATCCACGACCAACCTTTAAGAACTGATACTCTTGAATTCTGTCGCCATATACAGAACCACCCATATCCTTACGAATATCATCAAGTGTAATTAAACCAAGTTCTAAGTCTTCTTTCTGTTCGTCACTTAGCATATCCTCTGTAATCTCTGTCTTCTGTGCCCCATTGAGCATTGATACTTCAATTCCGTACTCTTTAATGCTATCGTCATCAACTGTAAACTTCTTCTTGAGAGCGGCTGCTAACTTCTCATTCTCGGCAGAGAAAGTGATGGTCATAGGTA